TGGGGTCATGCACCGTCTTGAAGTATTCCAGCATCGCGTCTTCGATGAAGTCACGAACGTCTGTCATCTCTTTGTTCTTCAGGATCTTGCGGTCGGCGCTCGTGGTGTTTCCCTGATTGGCATAACGCTCTTGGCCGAGCAGGAAGTCCAGCTCGGTCTTGGTCAGGTCACGCCCGAGGCGGAAGAACCCAACTGGCAGCGGGAATAGGTTATGGACGTTCATCCGTTCACCGCCTTGTCGTACTCGCGCTGCTGGCCGGTAATCTGTGCAATCTGATCTTCAGTCCAGATGGTGTTGATGCTGTCCTCGAAGGCTTTGATCTTTTCCATCGTGTCATGCACTTCTTTCATCGTCGGGCAGGGGCGTGGGTCTTCCCACACCGAGAAGAAGTTGTTCGTGATCTCCCATCGTGCGCCCGGACGCAGCAAGTGCATAGCTGTGTCGATGCCGTACATCATGTAAATTTTGTTGTCCATAAGTTGTTATGAGTTTAGTTTAAGGATAACGATACCTGAACCGCCTGATCCACTTGGAGTTCCAAAAGCAGGTCCAGAGGCTCCGCCGCCACCTCCGCCGCCGCCGGTGTTAGCTATGCCATTCGAAGCAGCCGCAGGTCCACTAGGGCCGCCGTTGCCACCACCACCTGCGCCACCAATACCTCCAGGACTACCAGAACCAGGAGCGGTTGTTCCACCACCACCTCCACCGGCATAAGTTGTAGAAACGCCAGAAATGGTCGATATAGATCCGTTGCCACCATTAGCCCCAGTGCTGCTATTGGCAGACCCTCCTACTTGACTTGCGCCACCGCCACCAGAGCCACCAAAATTAGGTGCTGCGCCATTGTTGCTGCCGCCGTTGTTGCCTTGAGATGGGCTTACGTTTGGCACATTTCCAGCTCCGCCGTTGCCACCAAATCCAGATCCGCCACCACTGCCGCCGCTAAACCCATCTACTCCAGCAGTTACAGCACCAGCCCCGCCCCCACCAGCAGACGTGATGGTGCTAAAACTAGACGCGCCTCCGTTGTTACCCCTCGTTCTTGAAGCACTAACTGCTGCGCCACCAGCACCCACAGTTATTGTGTAATTAATTCCAGATGTAACTGCAAACGCAGCGCCTGTACGAAATCCTCCAGCGCCACCACCGCCAGCACCAACCCCGTTAACAGCATCCGTAGAGCCGCCACCACCACCAGCCACGACCAGATAATCCACGCTGGTCACGCCCGGTGGACATGTCCACGAGCCAGTGCCTGAAAACACCAGCGTAGCCGTTTGTGGTGCTAGGTATCTGATGATGACAATACCGCTGCCGCCAGAAGCGCCTGTTGAATTGGAACTCGAAGCACCACCGCCGCCACCACCGGTATTAGCTGTACCTGCAACCGCGCCCGGAGAAGGGTTGGATGAACCGTTGCCACCTCCGCCAGAGCCGCCTACTCCTCCAGACGCAACTGTTCCAAATCTAGCTCCACCACCACCGCCACCAGCGTAAGTAACACTGCTGCCGCTCAGTGAAGAAGCGGTTCCATTACCACCGTTGCCGCCATTATTTGAGCTAGGAGTTTGCCCAGCAGCACCAGCTCCGCCGCCACCGCCGCCAGTTTGACCAGCAACCCCGTTGCCGCCATTGTTCCCTTGTGAGGGCGTTGTAGGCGGTGTGTTTCCCGTTCCACCAACAGAACCGCTGGAACCACCGCCTCCAGAACCACCACTTTGACCATTACTGGCTGACGGCCCCAAATCAGCGCCACCGCCTCCGCCGCCAGCAGAAGTGATGGTTGCAAATATCGAATTGCCCCCGTTACTTCCAGTATTGTTTGCTGCAAGCGCAGCACCACCAGCGCCTACGGTTACTGTGTAAGTAGTTCCGCCAACAACACTAAGTCCAGTGCCAACACGAAATCCGCCAGCTCCTCCGCCACCGCAGCCATAACCGCCAGAACTTCCGCCGCTTCCGCCGCCCGCCACCACAAGGTAGTCCACCTGCGAAACACCGTCAGGACATGTCCAGTTAGTCGTGGCCGTGAAAGACACCACCACCGTGTTGGTAGGTATGCCCGGCCACACGCCTGCTTTTATAGCCTGTAATGCCTGCTGTAGCGTCCAGATGCCCGATGCCTGCGTCGTGCTCGGTATGACCGGCGCACGCGTCATTATTCTGCCGGGATAATCACTCATGTCTTACCTTATTGATTGCACTTGATGATGACGATACCGGAACCGCCGCTTTTACCGCCCCCGCCAGGATTGCCACCGCCACCACCGCCACCCCCGGTATTTGCCGCTCCAGTAGCTCCTGTAGAAATAGTGTAAATACCTCCACTGCCACCGCCACCGGCTCCGCCAGGTCCTGGAGTTCCACCACATCCACCGCCACCGCCAGCATACGTTACGCTGCTTCCGCTAATAGAAGATACAGTTCCTGCGCCGCCAGCGCCACCAACATCATTTGGGCTTACACCATTTCCTCCTACGGCGGACGCCCCGCCGCCACCGCCTGTTCTATCAAAGCTTGTTCCTGACGAACCTGCTCCGCCATTATTTCCCTGTGACGGTGAAGTTAATGGAGTATTTCCTATGCCGCCAGTTGTTTTACAACTGCCGCCTCCAGATCCGCCATTCCCACCAGCGGTTCCAGTACCCCCGCCACCATAACCTCCGCCATTCGAAGTAATAGTTGAAAATGTGGAATTTCCTCCAACGGTGCCATTGCTGTTATCTAATGCAGGAGCGCCAGCGCCACCAGAACCGACAGTAATGGTGTAATTAGTTCCTCCTATAACAGCAAAAGAAGTTCCGGTTCTAAATCCGCCAGCACCGCCGCCTGCTCCAAAATATGAACCACCACCGCCACCACCAGCAACAACCAGATAGTCCACGCTCGTCACGCCGACAGGAGCAGTCCACTGGGCAGTAGAGTTGAACACAAAGATAGACTGATTAGGTGCTGTGTAGCGTAGGATGACAATGCCAGAGCCGCCTGCGCCGCCGGGACTAGAACCAGATGGAAGTTGACCAGAACCGCCACCACCTCCACCGCCGGTATTTGCAGTGCCTGCACCACCGGGTGCGCCACCATCTCCAGCACCGCCTTTTTGTGAAGTGGTTGATGTACCACCTCCTAGTCCTTGAGATGCAGGAGTATCAAGTCTGCCGCCACCACCACCGGCGTAATAAACACTTGAACCGCTAATTGATGATATGGTTGCAGAACCACCATTTCCTGTTGATCCATTTGCTCCAGCGCCTCCGGAGCCACCACCGCCACCGCCGCCAAAAGGAGATCCGCTTACTCCAGCGCCTCCATTATTTCCTTGAGATGGAGAAGTAGATGGAGTGTTTCCAGAACCTCCAGCATTTCCAGTCGAAGGGGAAGTTGTAAAAGCACCACCACCACCTGAACCACCGTTAGCACCAACTCCATTAGGAACTGCGCCACCACCTCTGCCACCACCAGCAGAATTTATTGTGATAAATACAGAATTATCTCCATTTGTCTGTGCAGCACCTCCAGCGCCAATGGTAATTTGATAAGTCGCTCCTGGAGTAACAGGCAAAGCATTGCCAGTTCTAAAACCACCAGCACCACCACCGCCACCATTCGCTGCACCTGAAACTCCTGTACCACCACCACCGCCACCCGCCACCACCAGATAATCTACAGCCGTCACACCCGCAGGTACGGTGAAAAAACCGGACGCAGTAAAGGTCTGGACAACAGTTACCCCTCTAGGCCACGAGCCAAGATTCCAAATGCCGGACGCAAAGCCGGGCGTGTACAGCGGCGAAGTCGCGCTGATAATGTTGCCGGGATACCCGTGAATCGCCATGACTAACCCTTACGAGCTGATCTGTTCGTAGCTAACCGAGAATGAAATCGCGTTGTTCGTGCCGCTGGCAACGATGACAGCCTTATCCTCCAGCAGATAAGTGGCCGTCGTCTTGTCCATCACGATCAGCGACGCAAACGCCGGAACCGAAATGTTTGACGCAATCGGGAACGCGTTAGCCGACGTTACCACCACAGCGTTACCAGCCACCACGTTACCGCTGGTGTAAATCATCACCGTGCAGTTTGCCGCAGTGTTGGTTGAGTTCGCCGCCACGATCTGATCCAGCTTGAATACATTGCCAGAGTTAACCGCGTTGGTAACGAGTACAAAGTTAGACGTGTTCGCAGGGGTCAGATATGTCGTCTGACCGTAGATCTGCGTAACGTTAACGATATTAGGGTTTGCCATTTTAATAACTCCTTAAAATCCGAAGATCATTGCCATCGCGATGGCTTTGCCTGTGGTAACGCCAGAAGCCGCTGGAGCTTGGCTCACCCAAACGGAACCATTACTGGTTAACACATTACCGCTTGTGCCCGGTGCCACGAAATTTACTGCCGTTGTACCGTTACCAAGCATTACATTGTTTGCTGTCAGCGTAGCTCGACCTGTACCACCACTTGCTACATCCAACGCGTTAGTTAAATTTAGCGTTGCGGCATTAATAGTGCTTGTTGCCGTGATGTTGGCTGATCTAACTAACGACGTGGCAGTCAGGTTAACCGCCGTAACATTACTGCTTGCAGTAACGTTTGCGGTATTTAGTTCCGTGACATAGGTAACAGTTTCCGTAATGCTGGTGCCGTTGTTAAACACCGACATCGACCGGCCTGCCGGCACAGTAACCGTCGTACCTGTAGGCGACGCATTTGTACCGTTGGAAATGACAACCGCGTTGGATAGGTTGTTAGTAATCAAGTACTGCTTGGTAATTGCAGGCACAAACAACGTTTGTGTTGCAGAAATCGTGCCGCCAAGAATTAGTCGCAAATTACGTGCCGTTTGCGTAGCGTTTGTGTCAGTCAACGCTATTGCCGCGTTGGAACTAGCAAAGGTAACAGTTGCGTTGCCGGTAATCGCTTCTTCTAAGGCTGTACCGAGGTTGACGTTCGTGGTTGTGCCCCACGTACCTGCTTGGTCGCCAGTGCCGATCAACTCGATCTTTAGCTGGGAATATGTACTTGCCATAATCTTTCCTTACTAAATGGTGTTTATGAGCGTCCAGCTTGCGTTGTCTGTCGTACTCACGATTGCCCAGCCCGGCGACTGCGGGTTGTTGATATCCACCCAATTTGCCGTCTGACTGTCATTAATTAATTCCCACAAATACCTGCAACTAACAACATCCGATGCTCTTGCGCTTTCGCGAATAAAAACATCATTGTCTGATTCTGCGCCATCTTCAGCTAGTGCCGTCGCGTTCTCTGTAATCTTAACCATGAACTGCGCCAACGCGCTGAACAGGTCTTGTGTCGATACAGATTCTTCAATCGACGCTACCGTAGTCCTTACAACATCCGCCGTATCTGCTATCGCAGTCGATTCAGCCACTGATCCAGAAATACCAAACGCACTTGTTATTACATCCGACGCATTTGCAGTTTCATCAATTACACCAAGAATAAATACATTCCGCTCAACAAAATCCGCTGCTGCCGCTGTTTCGTTTACCGCCGTCGGTATGGTTGCACTTGCACTTACGCTGTCATTACCCGCTGCGCTATCCCGCACAACTACACTAAACGTTGCCTGCGATGCCACCGTATCTGTTGCCGCTGCCGACTCGGATACCGAGTTGGTAAATACCACCAGGCTGCTGACAACATCACTCGCAAATACAGTTTCGCTCACCGCGCTGGATACAGTTCTTGCTCCAAATACCTGATCTGCTCCAGCTACCGTTTCTACTATTTGCACCGAGAAGTTTGCACCGGCGCTTACTACATCTGTTCCTTGTACCGACTCCGATATAGTGACTGCTATCGGCGGTGTTGCTGCTACATTGACACTATCCGATGCGGTAATAAAACCGCCGTTGCCAAAGCCCCAGCCATCTGCGCCCCACGGACCATTACCCCAGCCGCCATTCGAGATGACAGGATAGTAGACCGAGCAGCCCCACCCGGCTTCTGCCCATGTGCCACTACCAAATCCGCCATCAACGATTGCCACATATTACTCCGCAGACTCCACTTCATCGGCTTGAAACCAGCGCGAATGCACCTGACCATCAGCACCAGTCCACTCCAACAAGCACCACACGGTGCCATCTTCATCCATACGCATCGCGCCAATTGGGCCCTGCGGCACAGCAGCCTTCAACTTAACAACGTCACCCTTCTTGTACATGTCTGACTCCTATCAGGTTGCGTCTAGGTTGAAGGAATACGTGACGTTCAACACGTCACCGCTGACTACCGTCCGGTCGCCCGGCGCTTGGAAATCAGACACCGAGAACAAAATGCCAGATGTGCCCGTTGCTACGTTCGCCAAGAACGCACCCGCAATCGTAGCGTTCGCGTTCATCGTAAACGACGCAGTTGAAGATGCGTTATTGATGTTGGACGGATCTGCCAAGGTTGCAGCACCAAACGTAGCCGCCTTACGGTCGCCGGTGTAGTTAGAGTTCTCATCCCAACCAGCGTGAGATGCCAGCGTGTCGCCACCAGAAAATGTCGTGCTGGCAGATGTGCCGTTAACAAGACCAACGTACCAAGCTGCGGTGTACGCAGAACCGCTAAAAAACTTGGTATTCATGTCTTGCAAACCAACGTTCACCACAAGGTTAGGCGCAATCTCGACCCACTTCTCGTTGCCGTCTTTGTCAAAACAAGTAACGGTAAACACTCCGCCTGCAGATGCGTTCTCAGCAAAACCGGTTTTGCGCTCAACAGCGCCGTTAACCGTTTCGCTAGATTTAGAAGTTTCAATGCTCATAGCTACTCCTCAATTAATACGTATCAGCGCACTTGACGCCGTATCAGGGGGTAAAGTTACCGTAAACGTGTTGTTGCCCGCCTGCGTTTTGTCAGACCCAAAATCCAATACAGCAATCGACGCATTACTTCTTGTTGTGTTGTAAATCAAAGCACCGCGTGCCGTAAATTGCGCCGGATTCCACACCGGATTGGAAAAGCTGATATACACCACACCATTACTGGTTGAGTTAACCGTAACGTTAGATAGTGCCTGCCCTCCAGCGGTATAACCCGTGCCGCTAATTTCATTGCTTGCGGAGTACTCCGTTGTGTTTTCGTTAATATCTGCAAACGCTGTGTAGAGCGCCATGCTAAGCGCATCAGATGCAACGTTTTGCCTTGCATTTACCATGTCGAGCTTAAAGCTCGTTGTTAGCCCTTGCCGAATAGTCATTACGTCACCGGAATCCTAGCCTGCCCACTACGGTACGCATCTTGACGCTCAAGCCCGTCACCCAAACGTTTGAGTTCTGCCAAAGCCTGATTGTATTTGGTTTCTACATTAGCAACCAAATCCTGTTCACCTTTCATGAACAGATACGCCTCGCGCAAAGCACCGTACAACAACACAGGATCATAGTTATCCCCTAGCCATGTGCGGCCATCTGGCGCTGTCGTGATTGACTCTGGGTAATAGTAATAGTGCAGCTCTACCGTGTACGCCGCATCCGGCGTGGGACCCAAAATAAACGTCAACTCATCAGTCACCACATTGCTTGTGGTAGATGGACCAAAGATTGCGTAATACTGCGGCAACCCTGTATCAGCCGGCGTGGGGTAGGCTTCACGGATGTAGTTCACATCCTTGTTTAGCAGGTAATGATAAGTTTCGTTGGCAGTACCGTAGTCTTCAATAACTGCCATGGAATACGACGCCAAAAAGTCATTTGGCGCAGACAGGTACTTGTTGTTGGCAGACAGGATGCCGGTCTTGTTTGCACGCAGGGCAGGAACCTGAACCGTGTTGTACACACGAGTTTCAGTTTGCCGCAGGAAAACAGGAATGTTATCTACGAACGTCTGTTCGTAGTTTTCCGTGTACTCCTGTATCGCATTAACAAGTTCGGTGTATGTCATGCTCAGCCCATTGGTCCACGCGCCATAATGCCTTTAGTTGCAGCGCCTGTGCCACGAATCTTAATACCGGAAGTTTTAATCTCCGGGTAGTTGCCCTTGCTAATGCCATCAACCGACGGGTTAATTTGCGTTAGGCGTTTAGCACCTGATTCGCTTTTCGACGCCGTTGCCATCACTTGCTTGATGTTGTTTTTAGCCATGATTGCCCCTTAACCGGTTTTTTGGCTGGCAGCACGTGCCAGATTACGCCCCAAGCGCATACGATCTTCCGAAGTCGGACCACCCTTCTTCATGCCTTTGGCGCCTTTGTGCATACGCTTCTCGTGCGCTTTGACTTCCTGTTTGGCTACTTTTCTCATGTTGTCCATGCTGTACTCCTAGTTTATTGTCACGTTTGCTACTGTTGTTTGCGCCACCAAGTAGTTAGGCGTTAATCCTGCATCATCTGCTCTTGCCCCGCCTACCGGTGCCCAGCCCCACTGAATGATACGACTACCCCCAGCAGGTGTGCCATCTGACAACAACACAGGCGAAGCATTTGCCAACGTCTGTAGTCCAGTGTAGCCGGACTGAATGTAGCTGTTGTCTCTACGTGGCTCCCGCACTGCTTGCGGATCATCCACGGGATACATACCCAACTGCAACTGCGGTTGATCCGGTTCCCAGCACGTCTGGCAAACCTTGATCGTTACCTGTTTGGTCTTGATGACCAGTTTCTTCAGTTCTGTTAGCTTGTAGCGCTGACCGCAACGGTCGCACTCCGCAATACTGAACCGACCCGACGCAAACCTGTTACCCATTACGTAATAAACATCTGTCGTGGCACCAGACGTTCCGCGGCTTTTTCGCGGTCTTCACCTGCTGCCAAATCCCATGCCTCGTCGTACATTAACTTCAACGCCTGAATGCGCATGCCATCTACGCCCGGCAACTTCATTGAAAGCATGTACGCCAACCCCGCAACCAGCGCATTGGTAAAACGAAACGGAATGTCCACTGCATTCACGCCGTTTCCTGCGTCAAATATGCGCCTAAGACGCCAGTAGTAAAACACGTAATATGGATTTGCCTGTGTCCCTTGATCCGGTGCCGGCCAGACATTGATCTGAGGATGCGCTATATCACCGGTACTTGACCCCACGCGTTGCCCACTTTGGCGGTTAATCCACACCTGAATGGGTCTGCCCTGCGCCAGTTTGTTAGGGATAGTGGAGTAAGTTGAGACGGAGATACGCGTAATATTCAGATCAGTTTGATTGGGCACATCACCAGACTGTGTACGAATAACATGCTCAAGTAGGTCAACAGTATCATCAGGGAGATCATAGGTTGTCTGTCCTTGCACCATGTTGATTGAGCCTTGCTCAATCGTCCACAAGTTCACACCGCGGTTTGCCCACTCGTTCATCAAAAGATTCAAGCTACGCCGTGCCGTCCTAAAATGATAGCCCGTGCGCATCTCAACACCACAACGCTCAAACGCTTCTTCGAAGTACTCGTTGAGTGTCGGGTTGAAATCAGTTGTGTCGGTGGTGTACGCCATTTACTTCTTGCCCATTTTCTTCAAAGTTTGAGCGAGTCTTGCTCTTTGGCCCAATTTCCCCGGTTTTTGAGCAGCCGCTGCCAGCTTCTTGGCGGGGATGGGCTTGCCTGCTTTGGCACCTAGCTGTTCGCGCAACGCGCCGGGCTTTTTGATAGCGCTTTGTATCCACTTGCCGGTGGAACCACCCTTCTTCATGGGCTTAACACCTCGACCTTGCAGGATGTCCGCTTGCGTTACTTTGCCGTCTTTATTCAGGTCTGGAAAGTTACTAGCCATTATCTGAACCTCGCAGTTTTCTGGGCTATACCCTTCGGTTGCTTTACAAACTGTTTGCCTGATGCCTTACCTGCCCGTTTAGCCCGCGTCGTTGCCGCATACTCCGCAGGACTCAACGCCTTAATTGCATTCTCCGGCAAATACCGTTCACCGGTTTTGCTTGAAGGCTTGCCTGACTTAGTTCGCCACTTCTGCTGCGTCCAGTTCTTCAAGCTTTGCTGCGGGGCTTTCATCCTTTGTAGCCTCCACCTGCTGCTTTGTACCGTTTTGCCAGTAGCTGCGCTTTCCTCGCTGACCATTGTCCTGCACCTGTGCCTTGCACCGCCGAACTCTTGATCTGCTGGAACAACCGCTTACGCATTCCCGGCTTGGTGTAATTGCCAGCCTGATTAACTTTTGAACGTTTTGCTGCACCACGCACGGCATCTTCTACCGCCGGTTTACCCAACCGCACCGACCCACCTTTTGCATACTCGGTAAAGTCGGTGTCATCCCGTCGCGATTTGGTTTTCGCGCTGGGCATTTTGGAAGGGTTAATACACCCCATGCCGCGTGAGGGCCTCATATCAGCAAGCCTTACCGCCGTACTTCATGCCTTTGCCGCCAGCCATGACAACTTGCTTGCCACGCGTTTTGCCGCGCTCAGCGACACCATCGCGGCTAGGCGCAGCAGTACGAACCGCACCCATCTTGGATGAAGTCATTCCACCTTTAGCGTACTTGGCAGTGCCGCCTTTTTTCATGCCAGCTTCGGCCATCTCATGCTTAATCATGGACTTAGGTGCGCCCTTTTTCTTCATGAAACCAACTTCTTTTTTCATCATCGCCTTTGACTCTTTCATTTCGCCTCCTCCGGCTTTGGTAAATTCGCGTCCCACGGACTGTGGTACGCCTACTTTCTTTGCAAACTTTGGGTTATGCGCTACTGCCTGCATAAACCGTTCTTGTTTGTTAGACACGGTAGGCACTACTGCACCTTGGCCCCAAAGAACCCAATTACCGTACCAACAATACTGCCAACAAAACTACCGACAGCAATCAACACTTTCCAGCCACCTTCTGCGGAGGCTAGTTTCTTGTTGATTTCTTCAATCGATTTGCGAATAGCCGCCACGTCCTCCACCATGGAGTCCATGTCGTCTTGCAAATGCTTGATGTCATTCGCGTGAGTCGCAAGTTCACGCGCTGTTTCTATTTCCGGTGTCATGCTTAGCACTTCCAAGCCCTTAAAGATTTGTTTATCCGACTATTCGGATCACTGGCTGTTTTGGATGAAGTCAACTTTTTCTTCATCCCCTCCATGCGTGCGCAGAAGGAACGCTTTCGCGCTCCACCTTCCGGTTGAGGAGCTTTCAACCCCGGTTTGCCGGGGTTTGCCGCGTTGTAGGAGGCACGCCCTTTGGCGTTCAATCCGCCCTTCGGGTTCTTGCCTTCTTTCCTCTGCCATGCTGGAGTCTTAGCCATAAAACACCGTTAAAGATGCGTTAACCAAAATAGCTGATACGTTCGTTTGGAATAGCACACCCTGATCAGGAATTAGCACGGCAAAGGTTTCGCCGTTAGCAGTCGTGGGGATAACAAATACGTTTGTCCCCCCATCAACCAACGTGACATTTCCTGCGCTAGAAGTCGGGCCAATAAGCACGCTTTTGACCCTTGTGCGCCCCTCATACACCAAGCCGGTTGAACCAATACTTTTGGCTTTAACGTCTGTTTGCATAGCCATGATGGCCTCCTATCAGACGTTTTGCTGTCCAAGCAGATAGTCAGTAACGTAGTACAGAATGGTGCCGCCAACATTGCCAGACGCCGAACCACCGTCTTCAACCGTAATAACAAAGTTATTACTTGCCGAAGGTGTGATACCCATGCCGCCGCCAGCGTTGGTTGAACCCGGCGTAACTGTCTTGGCACTGGTTGTAGTCAACCCCGACACAAAGTACGACGCATTAGATGCACCGCCAACAATGGTGTAGCCGACGTTAATCGCACCCGCCGTTGTGGGGTCAGTAACCAGAATAGACACAACAACTGCGTTAGCAGGAAGAATGACTTGATCTGTTTGCCCTAACGCAACGACGGCGTTGGAGCTAGTAGCAGTGTTTGCAGAGTAAAAGGTTGCGGCCATCAACATCGAGCCGCAGTATGCTTGACGCGTCGAGTCGTTACCGCCCGAACGCCAAATTGCTTGGGTAGTTGCAATTCCCATAATAAATTGTCCTCACATGCGAGTTCAGTGTGGCAGTCTGCATGTCGTCAGCCGGGACTGTTTGCCACACCGGGGTTCCCGGAGATGCTGCTTTATAACCTACAACAAGGGGGGCGTAAAGCCCCCCTTTTATTACGCGCCTTGAGAGCCGTACATGCCCAGCGGGTCAGACCAGCCAAACGAGTAACGCTCACGAGCCTTGTAACGAACGTTGCCGGTGTCAAAGTCACCGTCCATTCCAGTCGCCATGGGAACGCGTACAAAGTGCTTCATGCCGTTAGGAACATCAGTGGTTAGGAACCATGCGTTCGTGTCGGTCAAGAAGTGGTTGATAGCGTAGCCTTCCGGGATGGAACCGTTGTTCTTCAGCGCGTTGATGTCGTTGTCGGTAGTACCAACACGGAGGCTGGTTTCCAACAGACGGGTCGCAACGAACTGCAGAGCCGACGGGATGATGAGCTTACGAGGCTTGGCAGCAATCAGCAGACCACGTTCGTCAGTCCATGCAGCGATTTGAATAACGGCGGCTTCAAGCGAAGTCTCGTTCAAATCAGCAGGGGTCGTCGGAATGTTGCTGTTGGTGCCACCAGATACCAGTGGGTGCTGCGAACTAAACAACGCCACGCCATCGCCACCAGTGTAGCTAGACGAAAAGCCGTTGTTCAGAACAGCCGCTGCCTTGACCTGCTTGGTATAAGCCATCGAACGTGCAAGCGCTTTGGTATAACGCGACGACAGCGAGTCGTACAGGTTATCTTCAATTGCTTCTTCGGTCAGGGAGAAGCCCTGAGCGATAGTCTCGTGGTTATAACGAGCAGTCCATGCTTCTTGTGCGTTGTCGTACGAGATCGCAGAACCTTCGTTCTTGACCGGTGCGGCACTAAAGCCAGACAGCTTGGTTTCTTCTTCGAATGAACGCTCGGAAGTCTCGGTTTCGTAGATTTCCTTGTGTTCTTCGCCGTAGCGTGCGTACTCCAGACCGAACAGAGCGTTCAGGCCGGGCAGCAGCTCTTTCAATAACTGAGCGCGTGAAATAGCCATGATTTACTCCTTATACGCCTGTCGGGTTGAGATACTGGTGACCACCGGTCATGGTGACTACGGTGCCAGTATTGTTCGAAGATGCGTACGGTGCGTTGAATTTGCAGATGTACTCGCAATAGCCGTTAGAGCCATTTGAGGTATCCGGTACCAAATCAACAATACGCAACGGGAACGATGCAGTGGTTGCGGTATTACCGCCAAAGATGCCCACAGCCGAATCACCAGTGGTGTTCGAACCTGCGTTTTGCACCATGACAGCGTTTTCGCCAACCAGCTCAGGACCGTAGAACGCCACAGTCGTACCGGTCGAAACCGTTACCACTTTGAACAAAACGTCCGGGTCGTCAACCACATAAGCGTAAGCGTCGCTTGCAACGGTACCGGCAGGCCAGTACTGAGCAAACTGCTTCTGCGAAGTTGTGGGGTTGGTGTACGTGACACCAAGGAAAATGCCCACCGGGGTAGCGGTGCTGGTGCCCGTGTCTTTTTCCACGGTACCGTTTGACACACGCTTTACCACATCGCCGTAGTAGATGCTGGTGTTGTAACCAGATGCAATCTTCATCAGGCGAGTGGAACCGGCATAGGGCTGACCGCCGATCAGATTGATCGGCTTCAAGCCATACGGCTTGTCAACTGTAGGATATGCCATAGCTTTACTCCAAAGTTAGTGTTTACTTCACACCTTTGCCAAAGCTAGTCGTGGATTTTCTCTCGTTAAAGAGGGGCATCCTCGGGTCACTTTGACGCATCAAATTATTGTCAACCGACTGCATCCAGCCTTCTGCCTGACGTTGGTAGTAGTCATTACGCGCTTTGATCTTCTCCTTGGGCATTTTGCACAGGAGCAGACCGCCCATTTCAACGTTGCCATTTGCGTTAGCAGGCAACATCAATTCGGGATGGTCTTCAGCCTTAACCGGTTCCCAGCCTTCACGAATCTGTTTTGACACGTGAGACGGGTTGGCTTGGCTAAACACATGCGTAGCAATCCAACGGAACCCATAATCGGGATCAGGTGTCGGGTCTGGCAGAACGCTCGGCGGTTTGTAATCAGGCCGAGTTTCACTAACGCGTGTTTCAAGTTCACGAGGGGTACGATTAACCATTACGAGCCTCCAGCTTCATTAATTCAACAGCGTACTGTTTTGGGGTTAGACCAAGTTTTGCCGCCACCGCTTCTTGCGATTTTGTTAACTTAATCTTTTTAGTTGCAGCAGAACGCGCAGCGGGTGCGACAACAGTCGCGGCTGGTTTTTTAGAAGTGGGGTTGCCCTGTGGCTTTTGCGGTTCCCCAAAAACTTCCGGGAACTTTTCTCTGAGGCGAGAATCAATCTTCTCGAAGTATTCGTCAGTCCGGGCGTAATCAAACCCACGCTCGGCGGTTAGGCGCTGATGTGTAGCGAGTGCCAGAGCGGTGACTTCCTCATATCCGGGTGCGCCAAACCACTGGTTTCTTGCCTGCCAGCGCAGGGTTTTTTCGTCTGGACGCACCTCTGGGGGAGGCGATGGCTGAGTATATACCTGTTCTGGTTCAACTTGTAAAGTAGTTGGCCTAAAATTAATTGCCTTGTCAAGTCGCAACTTGGCGTCTGCCAATTCCTCCTGTGCCGCCAGCATGCCGTCGGTGTCATACGACTCCGCAGCTTCCTTGTACTTGCGACGAGCCATCTCAAGATCGGCCTCGGCCTTGGACTTTAGCACCTCGGCA